GTATAGTATTGTAGACCTATGAGAGGTAGTGCTTGACCTTCTTCAGTGAACCAGAAAGGTAGAGGAACATAAATTGTGGAAGCAGGAATAGAAGGTGTATTATTTTGAGCAGTGTCGGATGTTGAAGTATCCCTAAACACCGTAGGATATTCTCCACCTGTTGCTGTCGGGTTTCCATATAGTCCATTTGCAGGATCGTAGAGTTCAGGAACATCACCAACAAGTTGTTGCCATTTCTCAAACTTGTCCTTCGGAAAATCAATCATAGCCTTGCTCATCAAATATTCTCCCGTGAATTCTTGAATCTTATTCGGACCCGAAGTAATGTAGACCGATTGTATAGCTGCTGCACCCAGATAACGAACCCACTGAAATTGCTGCTGTGTTGTAGGACCCGTTTCTGAACAATTTGTTCGCTGCCACTTGCTATAAATGGCGGGAATGTTAAAGGAGAAGTACATATCGGATAATAAGTCTCCAACACGGTCAACACGAGCTCTCAATTGGACAGTTTGGTCGTAGGGATAATCGGTAGGACCATCCATAAGTTTCGTGGTTGTTTCAAGGGAAAAGTGTGTATACTTCTTAAATGTTTTGTAAAAATAGGTCATATCGGGGTTGCCCGATAAGATCACATTTTGTGCGCCATAGGCTACTAAACTTACTAGCCCACCCCCAGGCATTCTTCTGATTGCTTGGATTAGGTCTTAGGCCTTTTTAGCCTCTTTGCTGTGTCCACCAACTGTCAATTAAATAGGGGGGTCTGTCCAATGCATTTGCATTTGTTGAGCAAGTCTTTGAGCTCGGTCCCATGTTTAACATGGCCTGGATTTCAGAATACGTTACCGCATAAGAGAAATAGTACAGATTGCTTATAAATCCAGCGAATGTTCCACTTACCGTCATATTTTCACCAGGAGGGATACCCATGTTTGACGTCGTAGGATTGTTTTGCGTATTGTCGAAGAGTGTAAAAGGTGTTCTTACGGTAGGGAATACCGTCAGAGTCTCATAATTCTGGTAAGGCAGGGTACCATTAAATGTTGTCTTCTTCGCCAGATTTCCATTAATGTAGACTTCAAGAGAGTTGTTACGTAGAACAATGGCCAAATGGAACCACTTGTTAAAAGGGATTTGTTCTACATCTGTAACATTGAACCAAGAATCATAGGTGTTCATCACCACGCGCAGAGTAGGTGAGTTATTCTTAGCATTGCTGCCACTTACAAAGACACCAGGTCCTAGGAGAGGCGAGGGTCCCGTTTCATATCCTTTATAGAATATCGTCTTCCATCCATCGGAGCCATCGTCCGTATTGGAGTTTATGTAGATGAACGATGTATAAGAAAACTCAATGCCGGTCAATTGATTCTCGGAATACGGTAAAATCACGGTATTGGAAGGATTTGACGGGTCTTGGCGAAACATCTGAGGATTACCGGAAGGACATGTGCTGTCAAGAATAGCTACACGCGCCCCCTTGAAAGCATACCATGCCTTGTACATTTGTTCGACCATCATGTATATAAAGAAAATCACAAATGCGATGATGATTGCCATAAGTATTTGAGGAAATACTCCAGAACTGCTAGAGTCCATTCTACCAGGTAAGCGCAAAAATCAAGAATCTTTGATTCTTTGATGTTTGAACTATAAGATTCCTCCTCTTAGCTGCTCCCCTGTTTGCAAGCATTGCAAGGATTTAGTTGATTGGCAACGGAAGGATTCAAGTTGATATTCACACTAAAGATGTTCGTCAACCAGCCCCAGATGCTGAAAGGTCCTGCGGGTCCATCCTGGTACGTCTTATATACCGCATCAGGAGATAGTGCATAATTATAGTAGTTTCCATTTGCAAAGTAACCCTTCAGATTTCCACCATTATTCAAGCCAAAGTAGGCAGTTCCTGAGCCGCTCTTCGAACCTAGTGAGAACCCGCTAGAATATACGCAAGAACGTGCTAACTTACCATCAATATATACGTCGAGTGTTCTGCTATTCGCTACCACCGTGATTAATACCCAACGCTGGAACTCAATACCATTGATGATATCGCAACGGTCATTGCTAGTAAAGGTCGTTCCAGCATTGTAGTTGCTAATCAAGGATGTTAGAGGATAGCTACTTCCATTTTGCGCCGTCAGAGAATTATTAATCTGTTGGGTCGGGTCTGTCGTACTCTGGCGGACAACCAGAGTTGCGTTTACTGGATTCAGACCCACGTAGATGAGCGTATTTCCAGGGTTCGTTGTAGAAAAGCGGTTATTACTGATTTCCATTAAATGCGCTAATTGTGCACTGCCTCCAGGGGCAAGGAACCCCTTCGTATCCGTGACGTACACCCAGAAACTGGCAGAATATTGCCCATTATCATTGACTCCAGTAAGCTCCGTAGAAGAGACTACCGAATATCCTGAAGCTGAATCCATAACTGTGGCAGTCATAGACGGGGAGCCTGATAAGATAGGAACGGTAGATGAATTTGACTGGCTGTTAAATAGCCATTGGTACGTATATATCAAGACCACAATCGCAAGAAGAACTACTAGCAAACTTAACAGAGTAGAACCTATTGATCCTCCGCGCATAACGGAATATTTATTGACATTCGTACTCATTCTGTATCAGGCTTCGGATTTTTGATTCTTTAGGATACATTTGTTGAATATGTTGTAAATGGAGAGCCAGGGGGTGGAGACACTGACGGCATTGTCTCACAATTTCCAAAGAAACATGCGGGTGCTGCTATAGAATTCCAAGAAAGTGGAGGCTGGTCAACATAATACGGTACACCGCGCATATTTAGCAAAGTGCTCATGTCATTCTTCACATCGGATGCATAATACGCACGATTATATGCCATAAAAAATCCAATTTGACCCCTCCATCCTGCGCCTCCTGAAGGCATTGCCGTCCATGAAAGAACCGTGTCGGGCGGTATAGGAACGTAGTCAGTGAGACTACTCGCCTGAAGTTTTGCACCATAATATACATCAAATCTGCGCCCCTCTTTCACAATTGTAATAGCTGTCCACTTTTGCAAGGGGATGGCCGGAAGGGGAATCGTTTCGATATAATGCTGTGAATTGTCAGTTCCCGTACGTATTTTTAAAAGTGCCGGAACATACGGTTTATCATTCTGGCTGGTATATCCAGATGTCCACAGTTGGACATAGTCGCCAATGCTCAATATATTCGTAAGATAACCAGCGTTCGAATCACAGTTCTTACAGTTCGTACCAGAACACTTACATGGTTTGAATGAATAATCTTGGCAATTCGGGGCAAAGGATGTTACAGGAGCGGCAGCTTCAATGCAATCCACCTTTGACAAAGTCTTCGGAGCTCCTTGAATGAACACGGCAAAGCGCAGAGTACAGGGTGCACCTGACCATAAAGACCCTGTATTCGGTAAAACAATCTGACTTGCCTTTGACAAATCATAGGTCGCTTGTTGTCCTTGATACGGGGTTTTATTTACATTCACAAAGTACAGTATGAATGTAGCTAAGATTAATGCAGAGGCTATAAAAAGAATCGCCTCTACCAGCATTCTACTACTAAGTCTCTAGCATGTTGATTGTCCGCTAGATGCTTCAGGCGGTAAACCAAAATCACTCTGTAGTGCCAAAGCCGGTTGCGCATTGAGCACTTCCGTATATGTAATAGCACGAGGCCATACGTGAAAATTCTGCACAAATACCGTTTGCGTAGGAGAATTTGCCCATGCAGGACTTGCATAAAAGACTTGATTCTTTGCGAGTGCGGGACTTATTGAGTTCATTGTAATAGGGGTCGGTAGAACGCGTTGAAAAGTCTGTTTTCCATTCAGATATAGTGTAAATAATGATTGTTCGGCTACTACGCTAATTCTGAAAGGTGTATACAAAGGCACGTTTTCAATAGGGGGACAGCTATAGTTTGTTGCCGAGTTTCCTACAAAGAACGTCAAGACAAGATCATTTGTTGTTGTCAGATACAAAATCATTGATGAATTATTGCTCATATACGATATAAAATCGTCCGCGGAGGTTCCAGGAGGAGGTGTTAAAGGGGGTTTCTCTAGGGCAGTGACACTTGACTTATAGAGAATGAGGCGTGTTGACGGATTTGAGTCAGTGATTTTGCGTACAAAGAGGTCAATGGAAAAGGAGAAGTTATTTATAAAAGAAGTCCCTGTGAGTTTGTCGCCGCTTATAGGTACCATAGCTGAAGGTGTGGGTTGGGTCTTTGTATTCCAGTACACTATGTCTGACGTAGGACCTGATATATAGATTACTCCTTGCCCACCAGGATAAAACTTAAAAATCGGTGTAATTGTAAAATGAACAAAGACAGCTATAAGGAAGACTAAGAACAAGTACATGAACAAATAGAATAGCACTTGTAAGAAATAAGAACCGTGTTCGGGTGTAAACGTCTGTGATATGCCAGAGGATACAGAATTGTAGGTAGTAACTGCAGTCTTTTTCACGGCTTTTACGGGAGAACTGCGCAAGATATTTGCAATAATATCTTCTCTTGACTTATTATCCAGGCTCATTCTTCTTCTGATACGGGAGTCTTCTTTTTGCGTAAAGTATGATTCTTAGAATTGAATCCGATTTTCTTAAAGTACTTGCGAGTTTCGGCATTCTTACAGGCTCGGAGTTTTTCACGTAAATAGCAGACAAAACTAATGCGAGTAAACGGTTTCTCGGCACCTAGAGTTCCTGTCTCCAAGTCATCTTTATGAATTCTTGGCAGTTGTTTATTAGCTTTCTTATCTTCTTCCGTCTCATAGAGTTTCGTATTGCAGTGCCATTCGTGAACGTCCATGGCTAAGAAGTCACCCGTTCGGACATTGAATCCGATTTTGAACTGCGGAAATAAGGTATAGCCTCCATGGTACTGACCACGCTCGATAACGGACAAATTTCCATAACCATCGCGAAAGTCTCCTGCATCTCTGTGCAAAGCTGTGCGAAAGTTACGATTTATTGTGACTGATGAAAAGGCTGTGCCAGAAATGTGTAAAAGGGGTTTCTCTTCTGCCGCCTTGCGTTGCAGAGCGTATCTATCGGGGACAAGAGTCTTGAAACATTCGTCGATACCACGAATGAAGGGTAGACCATGTTTATAATACTTCCAGTAACGCATGGTGTAGGAGGTAAGACGGCACGGGAGTTTCATAAAGGGCGTGGCGTCGAAGTAGCCGAGGACAGAGCTGAATACGTTATTATTTACACGCATCTTGCTTACTGTGCCGTCGAGGTTGTACTTTGCTGACCAGCCTTTGATTTCGGTGGGTCTCTTATCTTTCCAATACTTCCCTTTTACATCAATAGGTCCTGCGGCTGCTCCGCGATTTCTTGAAGGAGATGCCGTTATCCAAAAAGCTTCCCAGCCGGTTTTAATGAGAGAGGGGTCAATCACTTGTTTGCGAAGTTTGGCCAAGAGTTTCTTGCCCTCGGGTGTTTCTGCATAAATATCTACGTCTTCATCATAAATCGTATCAACATCATCTTCATCAAAGTACTGCCCTTCCTTCGCCTCAATCTCTTCATTTGTGAGTTTAGCTTTGACAATGACTTCTTTCACAGACTTTTTCAAGGGTTTTGCGGATTTTGGCATTGCCAGTCCCTCGTAAATTTCTGGGGGGAACTTTGTCAACTGGTCATCGGCCATCTAATTCACTAGGAAGAAGAATTCATATACCATAAAAGTCCAATCGTGGAAGATGTAATAACTGCGCCTAGCCCGAGTCCCTTCAAAAAGAACTTGTAGTCTGCTTCAACAAAGTCATCAGACTTCCAAACAGGGGAGCGACCGCGTTGGCCAAGACGTCTGTAGTATTCTAAGACCTGGCTTTCCGTAAAGGTCGGTTTATTCAAAATCTTATTCACTTCATTGTGTAAGAGTGTGGTCCAGCGAAATAAGTCTGCTTTACGATCCAGGTGGGGTGTTATAGGATATTTCTCCAAGTGTACATTGTAATGTTCTTTACAAATGGGGCAAGGAATCAGAAATCGCAAACTTTCGTAAAAGTCTTTTGCAGCTTTTTTATGAGCATGGGAAGGCTCGGCAGGGTAACCGAGAGCAACGATATGTATTGTATGCCAGAAAAAAGGTCCCCATACTTCAGGTGGTATATGCATTCTAAATATAGGTCAGAATAAGGGCTAAACGTGTGAGCCGCAGAACTATAAGGTATGGATAGACACAGCCGTAATAATCAAACAATATGTACAAACTGTGGCGGTCAGGGGCATGTATTTCGTCAATGCATTGCGCCTGTAACCAGTTACGGAGTGATTATGGTTCGTCCCCAGAAGGGGTTCGATATTGCATCATCTCTTGCAAACAATCCGGGTCTCGTCACAGGTATGGAAAATCAAAATCTCGAGTTTCTTTTGATTCAGCGTCGTGACAGCCTGGGATTTATTGAACTCATGCGCGGTCGTTATAAAATCACGGATATTGACTACATTCGTCTTCACTTAGGAGCAATTACTGAGCAAGAGAGAAACAAGTATCGCGATGGTCCCTTCGAGACTCTTTGGAGTGGAATGTGGGGTCTGGATCACTCACACTTGTACAAGAATGAGTACGAGATTGCCAAGGGGAAGTGGGAACAGATTCATTCTGGGGTTACTGACTTACAAGGAAAGTTCTGGACGATTGATGACATTATTGCATCAGCCCCTCCAGCCCCCTTAACACCTGAATGGGGCTTCCCCAAGGGTCGTCGTGATGCCCAGGAGAGCGACTATGTATGTGCGATGCGTGAGATGTATGAAGAGACGGGTGTAAAAGAGTCGCAGGTCATACCTATTCAGAACTTGGAGCCTCTGGTTGAGTCGTTTTTTGGAAGCAACCATGTGCACTATTGCCACAAGTATTATATTGTCTGGGTGCCTGCCGAAATTAAGGTAGAATTTGATGATACGAATGCGACTATGCGCCGTGAAATAGGAAATCTAAAATGGTTTCCTTTGAATGATGCTCTGAAACACTTACGTGAAGAGAATATTGAGAAGCGGGAGGTGCTTTTGAAAGCAGCATCCATGTTTCGGAATTTATGTCCGTTTCCTGTACGCCCTAAGGTAGTTTCCTCTTAGATAATATATACAGAACACTAGAATGGCCGCGACAGCGAGTCCAGAAGCTCAGGCATTATTGGAACGGTGGAGGACAGAAAAGGACTTCACCGTGCGAAATGAACTTTTGGAAGAATTAATTGAGAATAACATATTTCCAGGAAAGGAGCAAGAATTATACGAAATTGAAGGTGGGTTATATCCGGATTTACAAGACCCTCAACTTCTACCGAAACTTCTTCGTAAACGTGAATTCCAAGAGTTGAAACAAAAGTCTGTAAAAGAGAGTTTTGAAGAAGGAGTAGAAAAATGCCGAAGCACGGAAGACTTTGAAATATCACCTGTGCAACGTTTTGTCAGTCGTCTCTTATCACCTCGTACACCGTATAACTCAGCACTCTTATATCACGGCGTGGGTGTAGGTAAGACGTGTGCTGCAATTACTGTGGCTGAGTCTTACTTGCGAGACTATCCTGGCAAAAAAGTCTATATTATAGCCCCTCCCAATATTCAAGAAGGATTCAAACGTACTATATTTGACCGTGAAGGACTTCGTCCTGCAACCAAGACTTCAGTCGCTTCGCATCGTGGATGTACAGGGAATACCTATCTTGAGTTAACAGGGTCTATGACAGAAAGTAATCGCGGAATCATAGAATCTAGAGTTGTCAAAGCTATCAAGGGTCGTTATGAATTTTTTGGATATACTTCGTTTTATAATCACATTATAAATCTCTTATCCAATCTGTCCAAGACTGCCAAAGATTTGGAACAGGTGAAACTCGAATTATTTCGTCGTGAGTTTTCAAATCGTGTGATTATCATTGACGAGGCGCATAACTTGCGCGATAATCCTATGGAAGCAGATGATGAAGCCATAGATGATACAACGGCAGGTGATACTGCGGAGTCAAAGGCAGGAAAGAAGCTAACTCCGTACTTACGAGAGGTTCTCAGCTCGGCAGAGGGTACTACCTTATTGTTAATGACGGCTACTCCTATGTACAATAGTTATGTAGAAATCGTATTTTTGCTAAATCTCTTACTTACAAATGACAAGTTTGAAAGAATGCGCCCTGAAGAGATTTTTGACCTTCGTCGTGGGTCTGAAGAAGTGTTTTTACCTGGTGGAGAAATCTTACTAGGAAAGGTTGCTTCTCAATATATATCCTTTATGCGCGGTGAAAACCCTTTAACATTTCCTATTCGTCTGGAGCCTCGTGGCACATCACGTTTGCGTAGATGGCCAGCCGATAGTCCCAAGGGACTTACAATTGAAACTGACGAACGCATTAAGTGTGTAAAACTTCCGTGTGTGCAAGGATTTTTCAAGGCCGAAACTGAGCTGCTCTATAAAGAACAGACTGATGCAATTGTGAACTCTTCAGAGGGTCTAGGAATTACAAACATGGATATTCTAATTCAAGCAGGAAACTGGATATTTCCTGCCAATGGCTCAGACGATTTCTTAGACAGAATTCGCCAACAAGGATTTGATAACACATTTGTAAAAGAGAAACGTGGAAACTTAATCTACTTTAAAAATACGAATGAAGAAACAGGTGCTTCTTGGCTACTTGACACAAATTTATCTGCAGCGAGTGGAAAGTGTGCTGTCCTACTGAAACGCCTGAATGCCTGTCGTGGTGTAGCATTTGTATATAGTCGTTTCGTAGCTTCAGGCGCTTTAACGATTGCTCTAGCTCTCGAAGCCAATGGCTACACTTGCTATAACCGTGAAATAGGATTCTTGGCTGAGGGGAATAAACACCCTGAAGGAAGACAGTGTGCTCTATGTCCAAGACATGAGAAAAATCACGGGTCTGTGCCTGAAGAAAAAGGTACAACTGCACATACATTCAAGCCGGCCAAGTATGTTTTACTCACAGGTT